AAAAGCTGGAGTTGTATCCTCCTCTCCTATTGCTATATCATCTCCATTAAATAAGACATGTGATGCTCCCGCTCTTAATCTTACCTGATAATTAGACGCTCCTGTTACTACTCCTAGCATGCACTCATTTGTCTCATCTAAATTTGTAACTCTTAAATACTTTACATTATCATGGTCTATATTACTAGCTGCTGCATGATTAGTAGCTCCAAATTCTGCTATAGTAGTAGTCTGACTATGCGTACATGTAATAGTCCTCTCAAATGTATCTACTATACTTGCTGTAGTAGTTACATTAGTGCTCCCTCTGTTACTACCATTAATTGTAATTGATTCTGTAATTGTTGTTGTTAGTGTTGGCATTTTATTTTTTCTTTTTATTATCTATACTTTTTAATTTTCTAATAGCCCAATTAATACCCGATGTACCTCCCCATCCTAGCCAGGCTACATATCCTTTGTCTTTCCATGGCGTTGCTTTGTATTTAGGATCTATCTCTGCATTTTTTTTATGTCTCATAAATGATGCCATGCGCGCAATCGTGTCTCTTGAAATCTTAGCTTTTTTAGCTAATTGCGATGCACGCCGCCATCCTACGGCTGTCATACCTTTTACCTCATCTCTACCATGCTCATCTCTCCATCTCAATACTTTTTTAGCATTATTACTAGCTGACTCAGGATAGTCATTATAGCTCTCTAATTTAATACTAATAGCCTCTAGTTTTTTTAATAAATCATCATAAGTCATATCTAATCTTTAATGGTATTAATTGTATTGTTAATTTTCCTATTCTTATTTTATACATACACTATCATCATCTATAGGTATATCGCATGAGTCTAATACTGACTCTATAATTACCTGTATATTACATACCCATCCTGATACTGTATTGTCAAATCTCTCTGTAAATGGCTCACATGTAAAGTCATTATCTACAAAATATCTAGGCTCCTCTCCATGCTGCGCATTATATAAAAATGTATTCTCTCCATGTTTTAGCAATGCTATAATATCTGACATTATATTTAGCATCTCATTTAATACAAAAGTCTCATTATCCTCATCTGCAATATCCATAATAAATAACTGAAAATTAAAAGTTTTTTGAGACATACTAATATCTACATTACCTATATTGACATGTGCTAACGGAAATTTTGTGTTTTTCTCTATATCTACATCAAATATATCTCCTGTAGTAGTAGTCTGTATTTGTTTATGTGCCTCTAATAGACATGTAATAGTATCTAATGTATTTTTGTATGTTTTATATCTAATTGTCATATTTATTAGTTTTCTCTTTTTACCTCTTGTCTACTGTTTAGATCCTGCTGATATGCCATGTATGTAAAACATTGTACCGCTGGCAGACATGTAATAGCGTCAAATTTTTCTACTTTACAATCAGCTAATCTGTAGATGACTTCATACCATCCCCATTTATTTTTAAGAGTTTTATCCTCTCCCTCAGAGTCTCCATCTCCAAATATTTGCTCATACTGTCTAAAAGTTGCGTTCCTAAATCGTAAAAAAAAACGCTAGCTCCATTAAAATCAGATACCTTTAAATTGTTTTTAAATATCTCTGCCCGTTCCTCTGATGGCTCATAGTCCTCTACTATATATTTTTTGCCATTTTGTTTTATAACAGGTCTATACAATACAGATAATAAAGTATGTAAATTTTTATACATACCATCTTTTATACAATGCTCTATATCTACAAATGCTCCCAAAGATATATCTCTTAATTTAGGATCAAACCCATATTTGACACCATCTATTTTTATTATATGCTTTAAATCCTCTGTAGGCTTACTGTTTAGTAAATCAGACATTACTCCTGATAATTTAGTTAAATCAGATATTGACATATTCCATAAATCCTGCTCAGGTATGTCAGATAAATAATGTATCATCATTACTAATTTAGTATGTTTGTCTGATTTGTCATCTGTCAAATATTGCATTGTACCCATATATTTCTCTATAGACATCTCATCCCATGAGTCAGGCATACTATACCATTTAGACTCTCCATTTTTATTTAGTTTTATTTGCATATATAGTATAATAGAAAAATTAATATTTTAGTTTAGAATTGTATTAATACACATAATACCTACCATAGTTAGCGTCTATAGCAAAGTAAAATCTCATCATTATTGCATCAGCATAGTCAGGCGACCTACCTATAATATCTTTAATTTGTGGTTTTGGTATTATTTGTAATTTACCATCTTTGTCTATATTATGACTTCTGACCTGTTCTAATTCCTGTATTATATTGTTTTTTACTTTTATGTCATTTGTAGATATACCTACATGCCCTTTATTTATATAGTCAGACATATAGTAGTAACATTGTGTTTTTAAGTTTTGGTAATTTTCTTTGTTTAGACATCTACTACCATTAATAAATCCTCTACATCCCTTAATCATGTCTACTACCCCTGATCCTATACCATCCTCATCAATAACTATATTTCTAGTATATACATCATACTCTCTCTGTAACTCTTTTATTTTGTCTGCTACCTCTGTTAATGATGATTTATTTATAGTAATAATTTTGTCTATGTGCATACCAGACCATAAACATATAACAGTTTTATCATCTCCATATCTACTAATATCTGCAGATATATACCTATCCCCCTCTATACCCTGATTACTAAATAGACCTACTATATTGTCATAATGTATTAGACTATCCTTTGTACTATCATACTCCCAATTACCATACAATAGTCTCTGTTTACTAATCTCATCTAATGACTCTAAATTAGTTTTGTAATGTTTAGATATATATTTATTGTCATCTACTAGACTTTGTATAAATACTCTATTGTCTCTAATAGTACCCTCCTTTGCTGGTTTGTAGTAATTAGTATATAGCCATCCCTTACTAGGATTACATGTCATCAATAATGTAGGAGTCAAATTATACTCATCTAGTTTGTATCTCAGTCTAGACATTAATACCATTTTAGCTCTCTCTGTTATCTGGTTAGCCTCATCTAAAAATGAGGAGGTTAATTCATAACTACCTAAACTGTCAAAATTCCTATCACTAGGATACGCAAACATGTCTTTTAATATAATCTCTGAGCCGTTAAAAAATGTAATTATATTTGACTGTGCATTATAGTTGTAATGTGTTTTACTCTCTATACCCCATAATTTACACACCTCAAAAAATGTATTTAATGTAGTTTTTTTCAGTGAGTCTAATTTAGACCTACCCATTAAATGTCTAGTGCCTGGATATTTTAATGACATCATTAGTAAGTATGCACATCCTAAAAATGATTTACCTCCACCTGCGCTACCTCCATATAGGATCTCATTAGTATTTTTATCAAATAAATACTTTAAAGCTATTTTTTGTTTATTAGTAAATGTAGGACTAATAGTCAATCCCATCTATTTTAATGTCTATTTTTACAGGCTCATTTTGACTAGTAATGTCTAGCTCTGACCTCTCTACATACCCTCTCTGTTTACCTTTACATTTTAAATAGAATATTGTAGCTGATGTATTATGACTTGCTATCTGTTTATGTAATGATGACTCTACAAAGTCTAATGCTATATTATTAATGTCCTCTACCTTTTGTCTAAAATCCTCATCCTCTTTCAGCCACTTATAATATGTAGCTCTAGGTATCTTTGCCTCATGACATGCAGCTGATACTACCCCTAAACTAGCCTCTAATGCTGCTAGCATGCTCTCCTTTTTTATATGCCTACTTTTGTCTATACTCATATAGTATAATAGATTTTTTTACATTTTATTTTTTAAGTCCTCTGGAGTAGGTAATAATATACCTAACTCTGTTTGGCTCCATATTCTTATCTGTTCTATATAATCATTAAACTCTCCTCTCTCCATTGTCTTTGTATCATCTACCATAAACTCTCTTTTTAGTAATGCATGTATCTCATGAGGATGGTAGCCTAACTCTGATCCTAATATTTTAACTATACATCTCCAATAGTAATTATTTTGTTTATGGCTTCTCTGCATGGTCTGACTTAAATTTATCCCATAACTTTAATGGATTACTATGCTGCGTATCATCTGCGTCTCTATGTATGTCAGGTATCCCCTTATACTCATCAGTCATTACCTGCTCCATATACTCATCACAGCAGTACGCATCTTTACATACTAATTTATTATTTACTGATGTAAATTTTACTCTATACAAATTACATGTATTACCGCATATATTACATACAAATCTCATTTTTTATATTTCTTTATTTTGTATATGATGTACCCTATTGTAGGAGTACCTAGTATTATAGTAAATATGTTGGGATGTGGCTCCCCGCAAAATCCAAATAAATGTCTAAAAAACTCTATCATAATTTTTTATCTATTTGAGTTGCTATATACATACCTACAGCTATACCTACGCCTAATGTTATTATATATGTCATTTTTTGTTTTTTAAATATATCTCCTCTTTAGTCAAATGTCTCTCCTCTATACCAAATTGCATCTCAAATCCATAGTCCTCTCTAATTATCTCAGGTATTACTAATTTACCATTTTTAATAATACTAGGTTTGTAGTAGTATTTTTTTGTTTTTCTACCTGCCTGTCTCCAATTATTAGTCATTATTAATATGTTTATGCATCTCCTTTATTACTGTCTCATCATCTAACTCCCATAAGTATATCTCTATAGTCCAAAACAAAAACATAAATTCTATCCATAATGCACAAAATTTACCTTTTCTGACTACATTACGCCACTCTATTGACAATGATGGTAAAATGTGTAATGACTTGTAAAATGCGTATGTGTTTATTTTCATAATTTATTGTTTTTAATTGTTTTCTCTATCTCAAATTGTAGATGATGTATAGCCTTTTGCAGATCCTGTATTTTTTTCTCAAATATAGTCATACCTGCCTCTGTTTTTTTACCTGCCCTAATTAAATATGTAGTAGCTGTAGCTATATGATATGACAAATCAAAATTATCGCATACCTCTCTAGCTGTGTATTTATTATGTCCTTTATAATATTCAGGTACATCTAATATACCTAGCTCCTCTTTTGTCAATAACATTTTAGGATTTATTTTATTCATTTGTTTTGCATTGTCTAGGTTTCTATCAGTTTCCCAATATGACTCATGTTTATCTGCCCTGACCTCTATATTTTTTTTTATATCCATTTTGTCCTCTACTTGCGTTTTTACTATGTACTCCAGGTCTTTTTTTTCTCTGTTTTGTTATATATCTATGTATTGTCTTTGCCATACTTATTTATTATATTTATTAGTCCATTGTGTATCTCTTTTAGACAGCTAGGGCAATTAGTATTAGTCTTATACCCTCCGCTATATATAGCGTTGTATAACTCTATAGCCTTAACTTTACTGTCTAAATCTTTTAATTGTTTTGACTTTATTTGTGTTTCTAAACTCAGTACCTCATCTATTAAATATTGTGGTATGTTATCTCTATTAAGTTTACTACCTACAGGCATCCATTTGTCTTTAGGACACTGCATTTGAGATATTGAACACTTGACTCTCATAAAACATTTACACACCTTACATGAAGCTGTAGGACTAAAAAAATACTCACACGCTCTACATGTGTTAAATCTAAAATTAAATGTCTCACTATCTACAAAAAAATTACTCATCAGATAATATCTCTTTTAGTTTTATTTTTACATTGTTTATAGTTGTAAATAGGCTACTCCTACTTATTTTAGTTTTTTTTGCTAAACTGTCTAATGTCTCTTTTTTTTCTACATTATAGTATAACTTATATACATCTCTGTCATACCAATACATAGAGTCTAATGCTTTGTCTAATTTTTCAAAATATACCCATGTAGGATCAGAGTCATCTGTAATGTATAATATATTATTAATATCTTTTGTATTATCATTATCTCTGACTAGTTGTATGCTGTCATCTATTATACTGCCATACTTTTTATATGTATAATAAAATTTACTTCTAGGACTAGTAAATGACCTCCTTAATGCTACAGCTCCATATTTTATTAATCCATCCCTACCATCAGATTTATATATTTGTTGTAATGTGTCTTTATTCATACACATAAAATACTCCATTAACATAGATACTGCATCCTCTGCCTCATACTTATTATTAGTATATTGTAATGATATACCTATATATACATCTCTCAAATCTGCTATTATTCTATATATTTCAGTCATCTATAGGTCTGATTTTTTGTAAATCATTTATTAGCTTTGTACTATACTGTCCTATTATCTCTCTATATATTCTAATCTCTCCTCTATTATCTTTATTTTCTATACCTAATAAAAATCCATTTACCATACATGATAAATTAATAGGTATAATCATTAGAAAGTCATCCCAATTGCCTGCGTTTTTATTGTTGCTATACATATTATGATACTCTATAATCCATGATGACATGTCTATAAAATCTTTGTATTTATGTATGTCTGTTAAATCTCGTAAATTGTCTGTAATATTGTCTAAAAATGACTCTATCAGTACCTCATGTTGTATATTTACATATATAGGTTTTACATGCATATACAAATATTAGTATTTTACATACACATATAATGTAAAATGTAAATTAGTTATTAACTGCTTTTTGTTAGCTTATTAACTTTTTTTGTAAAATAGTCTATTAGATCCTCATAGTCTATCCTCATCATTTTAATAGGCTGTCTAGATAACTCCTCTAATTTTTTAGCTGTACCCTCTCCATACCTTTCATCTAATCTCAGACTATAGATATACTGATTACCGCTTAAATGCATATTACACCTATAACACTGCGGCATAACATTACCATCCTCATTCCATCTAGTAGCTAATCTAGACCTAGACATAAAATGACCTGCATGTATGCCTATTTTGTAATGACTGACCTTATCACATGTAAAACACTTTACATACCCCTCAGGAGTCGCATCTCTTAATCTAATGTATAGACTAAAAATTTTGTCTAATTGTTTTTTTAATTGACTTATTGATTTTTTTTTAGCCATTAAAATAATTTCATTTGTTTTTTATGCTCTGTAAATCTTAAAACTGCATCCTCATAATATTTTTTATTTATTTCGTATGCGTCTAAACTATACCCTAAATTATGACACGCTATAGCTATACTACCGCTCCCTAAATGTGTATCAATAATTTTATCATTTTCATTAGCGTAATTTATTAATATCCACTCATATAACTTTACAGGCTTTTGTGTCGGATGTATTCTTATTTCTTTGTTTTTCATGTCATGCTGGATCATGCCGTTCCATACTATCTCACATATATTAACGCTTTTGGTAAATGATAAATACGCCATCTCAGCTCTGCCAAATGCTGTGCCTTTTTTATCCCATACTAATCGGCCTCCTGATAAATCATAGTTATTGTAGAAATTTACACCCCATATAATTTGTTTTTTACTAACTCTTTTTAATTCTTCAAAATATTCTTTTGTAGGCGCTATATTTTCAAAAACATTATAGTCTGTCCTTTTTGCTGCATGACTATTGTGTTTTTTGTTGTTTTTTAAACCTATTGCGTCATTTGCTCCATAAGGTGGATCTACTATTGCTAAATCGTATTCATTATCCTCTATGTCTTTTAAAGCTGTCATACAGTCTATATTATATAAATTTATCATATTAAAATAGTTTTGTCTGATTAAGTATAGGTTTTAATCTGTTATTAGCAATTTTTACATATTTTTTACTGATTTCTGATCCTATCCAATTTCTGTCAAGCTGATGAGCAGCTACAGCAGTAGTACCGCTACCCATAAAACAATCATATATCAGGTCTCCAGGTTTACTAAAATAATTTATAAAATATTTAGGTAACCACTCTCCAAAGGCGTACCCATGACCTGCATTATCTTTATTATTGTTTACAGGTTTTATTATGTAGTTTTTAATCATGTTATCCCCAAAGTTATTATAATTAAATTTTTTACCTATAGAGTCATCTGTATTAGGGCATAGACAAAATATATACTCATATCCATTACAGACTACCCCTCTGCCTGTAGGATTAGGATTATTTTTAATCCAAATAAAAGTATCTTTTAGATGTTTTTTATATTTTGACATTATATAACCTGCTATACCTTTACACCCTGCATACTCTCCTATATTCCAAAAAACATAATGTTTACTAACTCTTAAACACTCATCTATCCATATTTTAGTCTGATTAAAATACTCCTCTGTATCTAAATCATCAGTATAGGTATCATAGTTTACATTAGGATTATTTGTATTACCTCTACTATTACCTATGTTATATGGCGGACTAGTAATTATCATGTCTATAAAATTATCATTCATCCTAGACATAGTATCTAAATTACTCTCATTATATATTTTATTAATCTCCATTACACATACAATGTGCTATTAGCAAATACAGGTACATATAATTTGTAATAATGCTCAGGCGCACCATATATACCTATTTTTGTGTCTTTTGTTTTTATAATTTGTCTGTCATATTGTAAATTACTCATAGCTCTTCTAATACTTGTCAGCGGTATATTTTTAGCATAGTGTACTTTCCATAAATCATATATCTCTGACGCTGTATATCTGCCGCCATTTTGAAATATTTGATATACTTTTTGCTCTTGATTTTTGTTTTTAGTTTTTTTCTGTTTTACAAAATCCTGATCCTGATTTGTAGTGTTAAAATAGTTTTCTGATTTTTTCATAGTTTTATTATTTAGTTATATATTTAATTTCATTACCTATTAATTTTATACCTGTGCCGTTTTTAGCTCTATATTTTAATCTCTTATCTCTACGCTCAGGCTCTTTAGTGTCATTATCCCATATTAGTTGCCTATGTTTTTTTATCCAGGCAAAATAGGTCTGTACATTAAGTACAAATTTTACATCCTCTGTGTCTCTTACACCATAGCGGAAACTCATGACTATTGATTTAAACTCCATATTACCAAAACTCTCTAATAAATCTGTAGCTAGACTTTTACTTAATACTACTTTAAAGTCTGTATCTTTTTGCTGCCCTAACTCTACTAATGTATGACTAATTAAATCTAAACATTTTAAGCATAAGTCTTTATATTCTATGTCTTTTATTTTCATTTTATGTAGCTTTACAAAAACAATCTGTTTCAAAATCCATATCATTGTCAAATAAATTAGCCTGCTTTTTTCTTAACTCATGTACATCCTCTACAGATTTAAAAGGTAATTTACTCATCTCTAATTGTTCTTTATATGTTTTATTTTGTCTTAAATCAAATCTAGGTTTTTTTTCATTACTATATTTATTCTCCATCTCTATCCACCACTCAGCATCTTTAGGATTTTCTTTAATCATAGTCAAGCGTTTTCTCATAGATTTTTTAAAACATAAATCACAATTACCCTGATAGTCTTTTAACTCTAAATCAAAACACTGAGCATCCCAAAAATTTCTAATAAATTTATTGTCTACTTTTATGTCATCGCATAATGGATAGATCCAATTATTATTATTTGCATGTATGCTTTTACGATGCCTCTCATCATACCTAATACCTATAGCTGTTACAATTTCTGTATATTCATATTTATCTTTTAAATATTTTTTATATTTATCCATAGGCCTTTGTTTTAATTCTCTAGTGCATGTAGATGCAAAAGTATTAGACAATCCATATTTTTTTATAATATCCTCAAATGGCTTACCATCTCTACTAGCTGTTTTAAAATCTACTATTTTGTAAGTAGTGCCATCTCCTTTATTTTTTTGTACTTTAGCTTCTAACCAAACTACATTAAGATTAAACTCTATATCACATTTATTAATAAACTCTAGTGTCTCTTCTTTTTCTTTGCCTGTATTAGCAAATAAAAATACTTTGTCATAATTTTTATATTTTTCATACTCATTTATGAATCTAGCCATAAATGCTGATGTACGCCCTCCACTAAATGAGCATACTAATAATTTTTTATTTTTTTTAATTTTCATATTTTTATTATAAATTATTTAATATGTCTTTTGCTTTATTATGACTATCTATATGATTACTAATTGTAGATTTTTTATCCCATTTTTTTGAGTTTTTTTGCCATCTCAGTAGTCTCCTATATATGTCAAATGTTTTCTGTTTTTCAAATCTCATTTTAGTACCGCCTACCTCACTCCAATACATATAAAAATCCTCTAAAATATCTATATCAAAATCATTTTTATAACTTAAAATTTTAGCTTTAAATTTTGCATCTCTTATAGATATATTATTTTGTATTTTTATTGTTTTATTATTATTAGTGTCTGCTTTTTTAACTTCTTGTTGTCTAATTTTTTTACTGCTTGTAGTCAAATATTTTAATATCTTATCATGATTTATCTTAAAATGTAATTTAGATGGCATACCTGACAGTTTTGTAGTCAAAAATTTCTGATCCTGCAGTATTTTTATAGCCTCTCTCTGTTTATATTTAGACAATGTAGTATCTTTTTTTATATTATCTGATGTATTAAAAAAATATCCATCTACTAAACTATTATTGTCTATAAAGTATCCCTCTTTAGATATAAGGTCTGCTAGTAAAATAGAAGCATCTACCCCTATTCTACTAGCTAAAAACTTATTTACCACTAAATACGCTGTACTACTTAGTATATTTCTCATAATGATACATCTATTTTAGCATTATAATCACTCATACAGTATTGTATTTTCTTTAGTGTACTACTAAAATCTCTATAATTAGTCTGTATGTCAGTATGTAAATTATCTAATTTAACAGATATAAATACTTTGCCTGCTTTATTTTCTTTAATAGTTGTATTATCTAAAATATAATTTTTAAGGTCTTTATTTTCTTTTATGGTACTATCTATTGTATTTGATTTTTTATAGTCAGATATAGATGTTACTATATTATTAAATAAATTTCTGTAATCACTCCAATACTTATAGTTTTGCTCATGTGTTTTCTCATAATGATATATACTACATCTGTCATGATTTAATACCTCTGCTATAGTACTATAATGTATCTCTCTCTCATATCTAGCTATATTACTGACTACCATCCTAGGCATCAAAATGTCATGCGTTCTAACTCTACGGCATAATGACTGAGGAGGTAGGTTGCATAGTTTCTCTGCAATTATTACCATTTTCTCTACCTCATCTACATCAGTAATTATATTTTTATCATGTCTTGTATATTTTCTCATAATTAAAATGGCATATCATCTATTACTACCTCTCCATTAGCTAGGGTATCTTTATTATCTAATATATTTCTACTACTTTCTACAGGTTTCTCAGCTCTTAAAATGTCATTTACTAACTCATTTTTTAATCTAATTACATCATCTGTATTTACTTTATGCCCCTGACCTATATACGCTGCTGATATAGTTGCTGCTACTTTTAGACATGCTAACTCTGTAATCTGTTTATTGTTTTTAGGCGCTGCAAATGATTTAGTAAATCCTCCCTCAGGCTGTGCTGCCTTAGCTTTTACATATTCCTGCTGTCCTACATCTCCTGTTATCTCATAAGTAATATCCCATCCCTCTAGCTGGTCTTTTTTCTTACCTATGTTAATTTTATCTCCATTATCCATAATTAGGTCATGATAGATTATTGTACCCTTAGGCCCTTTCCACTCTTTTTTATTGTTTACTTTACTAATTTTTGCTGTTTTTATCATTTTATTATATTTAATATTATAGATACATTTTAGGCTGTATCTTTTACCTAGTCTAGCATACTCATATCCTCTATAGGTTTTTGAGTAGTTTTATTTGTGTATAGTTTGTATGTGTTTATGTCTATATTAGTACCATCTAACTCCTCCTCTGTACAGCTCTCTGCATGCTCTAGACATGATATACATAGGCCCTCATTAGTTATAATAGCCGTACAGCAATAACTGTACTCCTCTCCCTCTACTAAATAATCATAGCATTCCTCACATACTGCTAAATCATCATATTTAGGTTGCATGTCGCAAAATTCACAGTTATCAGGCTCAGATCCATTGTATTCAGTGGGATCATCTCCATAACTTTTGTGTGTAGCTTCTATCCAATTCATATCTCAAAATTTTTAACTATTCTATTTACTTGCTTTTGACTTCTTATAATAGATGTCATAGCCTCTCTAAGGTCTTTTGCTGCTTTTTCGTACCCCTCTGCTACTCCTGCATAATATCGCTCTGATGATTTGTATAGGTTTCTACTATCTCCCTCAGTACCATTATAATTATTACGCTCCTCTATCTCATATTTACGCATAGCATTAGCAGTATTCTCAAATATAGTAGCTGTCATATTTAATCTATCATATACAATGTCTACATCAAATTTACCTATAGCTTTTTGTATTTCTTTTTTAGTTTCTATAGCGTCTATCATATCTGTATTACTATTGTCTATACGCTCTGTAATTGCAATCTCTCGCATTAATTCATTAAATCTATCATCTGACATACCTAATGATGTACTATTGTTTTTCATAATTTTATTTATTGATTAATATTTATTTTTGTATGTAATTTTTTAGTAAATTTTCTATAGATATTATTTTAGTTTTATTATGTCTAAATATAATAATATCATCCTCTGATTTTTGTACTGACCATACAAGGCCGCTTCTTTTATTAGTCCAATATTGAGTAGTATTTATTTCTATTGTTTTCATACTACAAATATAAAACAAATTTTTAATTAACACAAATATTAACACAATTATTACCAAAGTTATTAACAAAAGTTATTAACAATAGTAATATTTAGGTTTTAAGATGTTTTTTGATTATATAGACTAGTTATATAGATTTGTTATAAAAGTCCTTTAAATGTGTTTATATGAGGTAATAGAGGTATTTATAGAGGCATTAGTACATTAAATGCTATACTACCATTTTCTAAACATAGTCCTACCCCTATAGCTGGTTTTTTGCCGTATTTTGCGTATGCCATTGCATAACTCTCATGGTCTATACCGCATCCTGTCTGTAATCCAAATACTCTATAATTTTGACCTACATAATGCTCTGTATAACATTGTGTATGTAGATGCCCCTGGATCGTGTTTTGCATGTCTGCTCTACATTTAGTCCGAGCTGTACCCCCCTCTCCATGTATGTACTGTACATTATCCTGTACATATCTCTCTACAAAATCCCAATTAGGCACCTCTAATACTTCTTTGTATGATTTTATCCATTTTTTAGGTATATTAGATGTCTGTCCTTTCCTAAATACCATGCGGTCATGATTACCGATTATAACTTTTGTACCTACATCTCCGAATGCTTTATACCATCTAGCTATCCTTTTTATTGCTAGGTCTAACTCATCTCCACCCGACATACCATCAGGATTAGTCTCATGATATGATGAGTAATGATTATCTATAATGTCTCCAATGAATATGACTTGATTACAGTTGTATTTATTATACTGTTCTATACAAAAGTCTAAATATGAGTCTAAACAAAAAGGCTCATGCAAATCGCCTACGATTAATACATTTCTAGTATTATCTTTACGCATCTGCATGAGCATTTCTATTTCCTTTTTATTTAACCTATACCTGTTATCTCTCATTAATGAGTACCGCCTTTAGTTTTATTATTAGGTATTACTTTATTTAATACCCAAATAATTTTAGCTAATATAGTATTGTCTTTGTCTGTAGGTGTCAATCTCACTACAATCTCAAATACAGCTACTAATGCTAGTGCAATCTCTTGCCATGTAATTCCATCCATGATTATTTATTTTGATTAATATTTAGTTAGTTATCTCTTATAGTGCCAGATGACATTTTGCTGGCGAGTCTCTGATATGTCAGCATGTACAAATGTAGATGCTATACCAATCCTAGTAAATCCTGCTAGTAATAAACTGTTTACTAGTTTCCATCTATCTCTACTACTACCTACATGTATATCAGCGGCTATACCCTCTGTATGAGGACTGTTTTTAGCTACTCCTGTTTTATATTTCTTTGCTAATTCTTTCTGGTATGCCTCACTCCTATATCCTGAGTTGATTTTTATACCCTTACCATATAGACCTCTAGCCTCATCAAGCATGTATATAAATTTATCAGACATAAACTCCTCTCCTGATCCTACTAGTCCAGGCTGGTCAAATTCTGAGTAAGTAAAATACTTAAATTTACTCATTTTTTTTTACAATCTTTACTACAATATCCTAAACAAATTTTATTACCTGTTATGTAGTATAATAAATTACATATTAATTTTATCATTTTATTTATTTTTTTTATAATGTGAGTACCATCTACTAAATGTATATCCTATTGTAGCTACTAGTAGTATTATTTTTAATATCATCTCTATATCTGCTAATGTAGTAAAACCTAATACGCTACTATTTACTACTAATATCTCTCCTAGATCCTGTTTTACCTTTTGTAATGGCATTTTTAATATATTTTTTTAAGGCTATCTCATTTTTAGCCTTTGGTTTGTATGTCTTTTGTCTACTCATTAATATTTTTTAAGGTCAGGAGTTAAAAAATCATCTAATGTCAATCCTTTTACTCTGTCCTTTTGTGTCTCTAGATTCATACCAGAGTAGTACGCTGATTTTGTAGGACTGAGGTCTGCCCCTGATGATGTGCTATATTCAGGTAGACTAGCTGTATTATGTCTAATAAATCGTACCATCCTCTCTAGAAAAAACTCAGCTGTGTTTATTATCTCCTGTCTCAGGTCTTTATACTCTTCATTAGTCAATGCCTGTATATTTTCTGATGTTTTTATACCTACCCCATTATTTGACACTCTGACTCTTAAAAATGGTAATGCAGAGTAAAAAGAGTAATGTACTAACGCCTCCATAATATAATCATCTACTAATGTCTGATATATACCTGACAGTGAGCCTGCAGTAATTTTTGTCTGTAATGCCTCAAATAGGTCTGTACCAAGCTTTGGCTCTATAAACATACGCTGACTAGTTTTAATATATGGCAATATGAAATCCATATCCACTGAGCCTGATAGACTTGTAGAGTTTTTTATTTTCTCCTCACTTATAAATAATACATAACTCATATCTCTTAATTTTTTGCTCCTTTATTAGGCATGTTAATAGGTGCTACTGATACCTCCTGTGCGTTTCTAGGTAATGACACTCCCCTACTTTTTGCCTCTGTACTACTAATTATCTCATCTAAATTACTTGGTCTCTCTCCTTTTTTAGTTACAAACACCCTCCTAAACCACCGATGATAACAGTGTTTTCCGCCCTTATATTTCCATATACTATAAGTATCGCTACCATCAGGGCCAAATCCTGGATTTACAGCCTGTGTACCCATCCTAATTATATCCTCTTTACGATATGCTTTGTTTGCAGTTTTCATAGCTTTACAAAATGCTCTCTCTCCTCCAGGGCCATCATATACATATCTGACTCTGTATATATCATCTTGATAATTTGTTTGTTTAGATGTCTGGTCTTGACCTGATTTTGCATTAGGTATAGCTCTACCTGTACTAGCTAACTCAATTCTAGTTAGTTCATGTAACTCTCTCTCAAAATTAAAATTATTATCCTCATCCTCTGCATCTGTCTCTGAGTATAATTCCCACTCATCATCATCTAAATCATCTCCTAACGCTATGAATTTCTCTAATGCAGACGCTTTTATAGGTACACAGTTAGGTACTTTTTTACCGCCCTTTGTTTTGTGGCCTATAGGCTCGTAACCTTTTTGACATGGATTAGGGCTTATTAACTCCTCTTTACAATTACACTCCTCTAAATTCAAATCTTTTATAGTATCATGATCCTCACACGGCATGTAATAAGTAGTACCATCCTGCGTATGTTCATGATACCCCTTACATCCTAATCTCTCAGCTTCTGCCTCTGCCTCCTCTATAGTTTCATATAATGGTAGCTCTATACCATCAGTAATCATGCTACCTACTTTTTTTAACTCCTCTTTTGAGGTCTCATCTGACTCCTCTAATACAGGTAATCCGAGCTCCTCTCTGATCTCTGAGGTAGTCATTACCGCCCTCATATCCTCTATAGTAAATTTATTAGATACTGGCTTAGCCTGTACAAATTGTATAGG